TGGGCTGAGTATCGTTATAATCCCTCAATGATCACTGGTCTCTTCCGTTCTACTGCTTCGGGCACTATTGATGGCTGGCACGCTGCTCAAAAATTCACCGCGGTGCCCACTCTCAATACAACTTTTATCCAGGACACGCCTCCGCTCAGTCGTATTCTCGCGGTCGGTACATCTGCTAATGGCCAGCAAATTCTCTTTGATTCTTTCTTCGACGTTAAGGCCGCTCGTCCGATGCCTATGTACTCTGTGCCCGGCTTGATTGATCATTTCTAGGAGGTGCTATGTCTTTTCTTGGTATCTTAGAAGCGGCGGGGCCTATCATTGGTGCTGTATCTTCATTCCTTGGTCAGGAAGAAGCTAATGACACTAATCGTTCTATCGCTGCTGAAAATAATGCTACGTCTATCGAGTTAGCAAACACGGCATATCAACGCCGTGTAAAGGACTTGATGGCCGCTGGCCTAAATCCCATGCTTGCTTATACGCAGGGCGGTGCTCAAGTTCCCGCCCTTCAACAAGCCCGTGTGGAAAATTCTGCTGCTGCTGGTGTCGAGGGTGGTTTTAAAGCCTCTGGGGCTGCTCTTGTTCGTACTCAAATTGAGACGCAGCAATCTCAAACCGAACTTAACTCTGCTCTTGCTGCTAAAGCTAAACAGGAAGCACGCTCTGCTGCTGCTGACGCTACATCCAAGGAAATTGATGCTAAGGCTAAAATGTATGCCGATGCCACAAGCCCTGGCTATGGCACGGCTGAAGTGAATCGACTCTCTGCTGCTAATGCAAAATCCTTGTATGAAAATCTCAAGGCTAATAATGACCACAATAGTATTCATTATCTGAATGAGATGGCCTCTAGACACGGCTATCGCTCTTATGACGAGGCTATTGGTAATGCCGAATTCCGGCAAATGTTGCTCGATATTGCTGCTTCTGAAACTCGTAATAAACTGCTTGGCTTCCAGATTCCTGAGGCGCAATCCTTCTCTGAATTCTGGTCATCAAAATACGGTAAAGAGGTTGCGCCCTACGTAAACTCTGCCGGCCGTGTGGTCGATATGGCCACTAAACTTGCGCCCGCTACCCGCGGGTTTCGTCGTTAACTACTGGAGGTAATAATGCAAAATGTCCCGTTTGTTCGTTCCCCTTACAACTATGACCTCGATGCCGCCTCAGATGAGGCAGGGCTTGCTTGTCTGGATACTTCGCTTACACAGCAAAACTTTAAATCCGACTGCGATATCAACGTCATCATGCGGAAGTATTCTAATCTCCACGAAATTCCCGCAGGCGTTCAAATCCCTCAATACGCCGATTTCGATCAGATCTATGACTTCCACTCAGCTGCAAATGCTGTGGCTCGCGCTCGCGAATCGTTCGATATGCTGCCTGCCCCAGTGCGTAGTCGCTTCCAGAATGACCCTGGGGCTTTCGTAGACTTCGCTCTTGAGCCTAAAAACTTCGACGCTCTATGCGACATGGGCTTGGCTAAAAAGCCCTTAAATCTCGATCCTGGGCCTCCTAGCCCTAACCCGGCTCCTGCGCCGGCTCCTGCTCCGGCTTCTAAGTCTGGGGCTTGACGTACCAATTATTACTTGATGTAATTGGTACAGGTGACAGGATAAGGGAATAACATGATGCAAATTAAAGCCGGCGTGAAGGTCGATTTCGTCGAACCTTTCTTATCTGCCTTGAATACAATCGGTAATTCCTTCCTGTCCCTTAATCTTCCCTGGGTTCTTACTTCTGGGGTTGACGGTACGCACCGGCCTGGCTCGTTGCACTATCTGGGCCTCGCTGGTGATTTTAGACTTGGCCCTCAGTACGCTCGATCTTTTCGGGAAAATGTAGCTTCTCGCGTTCGCGCTGACTTGGCTAAGTGGTGTGTCGATAACTCTCTACCCGGTCGCTTTGACGTGGTTCTTGAGCCTCGGCATCTTCATGTGGAATACGATAGGAGAGTCCTAAAATGAGTCCTTCAAAACGTCGCCCGGTAAACAAATATCGGTCTGCTTCAAAATTTAAACGTCAAGTTGGCCGCTCTAAGGCCGCTAATATGAGTACTAACCCCATGCGCGGCGGCTGGCGTCTATGAGATGGCCTGTTTTCATCCTCTTAGAGCTTTCCGCACAGCTGGCGGTCATGTTGTCTTTAATGAGCTTGCTCGCAACGGCGACATAGTCCGTGAAATTGAACTTCCTTGTGGTCGTTGTATTGGCTGTCGTCTTGAGCGCTCTCGCCAATGGGCTATACGCTGCATGCATGAGGGTTCAATGTATGACGAAAATTGCTTTTTAACTCTGACTTACGATGATGATCATCTTCCTCATGATTACTCTCTCAACTACCGGCATTTTCAGCTCTTTATGAAGCGCCTCCGCGTCAAATATCCGGGCCGAAAAATCCGGTTTTTTATGTGTGGTGAGTATGGGGATAGCACTTCGAGGCCCCATTACCATGCCATCTTATTCAACTTTAATTTTGCTGATCGCAAGCCTCTTAAGCCTCTTGATGCGAGTTGTAAACTCACGTCGTCTCGCGAGTTGGAAACACTTTGGCCCTTTGGTCTTTCTTCTATCGGTGAACTTACTTTTCACTCTGCTGCTTACGTTGCTCGCTACGTTTTAAAAAAAGTTACCGGTGACTCTGCCGCTGCCCACTATCGAATTGTTGATGAATATGGCGAACTTCATGACCGTGAGCCTGAATTTATGCATTGTTCTTTAAAGCCCGGAATCGGGCAACCTTGGCTTGATAAATGGAAAACTGATGTATATCCGCACGACTATGTGGTCGTGAATGGTAAGAAAGTAAAACCACCAAAATACTATGATCGCAAGATGATGAAACTCGACGAAGGCGAGTGGTCGGAAATTCTTGCTAATCGCGAATTTGATGCTTATGGTCGTCGGGATGACTCGACTCCTGAGCGTCTTGCAGTGCGTGAGGCCGTCGCATCTGGTCGCACGAAGCTTTTCCGTCGTTCTATCTAAAACTACTATGAAAGGATTTTCACAATGGCAACTCATCGTGTTCTCGCTGTTCTCGATTATGCAGCTGGCGTCTATGGTCGGCCTTTTACTGCTGTTTCTACTGCTGCCGCTACTCGATCGCTTCAACAAGAAGTAAACCGCCCTGATGACGGGAATATGATGTATCACTCTCCGTCTGACTTCGCTCTGTTCGAGCTTGGCGAGTTTGATGACGTTACGGGGAAATATCTGCTTAACCCTGAGCCTGTTCTGATTGTTCGGGCATCTGATTTAAAATCGTAGTTTATGAGCCTCCGCCATTTCGGCGGAGGCTTTTTTCCGTCGAAATGACGGTGGCCGGCGCGTAGATCGCGCCTATTCTTCTGGAGGTATAAAAATATGTTTCGCAATAAATCTGTCTCAGTGCATCAGTTCGCAATGATTCCTCGGGCCGACATTCCTCGTTCGTCCTTCCGGATTCAAAAGGCCCATAAAACAACTTTTGACTCTGGCTATCTGATTCCAATCTATGTTGATGAGGTTCTACCAGGTGATACGTTCAATCTGAATATGACTGCTTTCGCCCGGCTTGCTACTCCCCTTTACCCATTGATGGACAATCTCTATTTGGACAGCTTCTTTTTCTTTGTTCCAAATCGTCTCATCTGGACTAATTGGGTAAAGTTCATGGGGGAGCAAGATAACCCCGGCGATTCTATCTCCTTCACTATCCCTCAGCAGGTTACTCCGGCTGGCGGGTATGCTATCAATTCTCTTCAGGACTACATGGGCCTTCCTACTGTCGGCCAGCTTGGTGGTGCTGCCACAAAAACCCATAACGCGCTTCCGCTCCGTGCTTACAATCTCATCTATAACGAATGGTTCCGTGATGAGAATCTTCAAAACTCTCTCGTCGTCGATGTTGACGACGGCCCCGACACTGTTACTGATTATGTTCTTCGTCGTCGTGGTAAACGTCACGACTATTTCACTAGCTGTTTACCTTGGCCTCAAAAAGGCACGCAAGTGGATATTCCGCTCGGTACTTCTGCACCCGTTCTTGGTATCGGCAAAATCAATCAATCTTTCCCTAATGGCGCTGGCAACGTGTATGAAACTGACGGTTCCGGCACTGTCTCGTATGCTTCCTCGTCCGATTCCACCGATGGTTCTGCTTATGTCCGCTTCGAGCAGGATCCTAATAATGCTGGCTACTTAAACATTCGCGCGGATTTGTCCAGCGCTACGGCTGCTACTATCAATCAATTGCGCGAGTCTTTTCAAATTCAACGATTAATGGAAAGGGATGCTCGTGGTGGAACTCGCTACACTGAAATCGTTCGCGCCCATTTTGGCGTTATCTCTCCTGATGCTCGTCTCCAGCGCCCTGAGTATCTTGGCGGCGGTACGACCTCAATTAATATCAACCCAATCGCGCAAACTTCTGGAACTTCTGCTTCTGGGACTACTACTCCTCTCGGTCAGCTTGGCGCTATGGCCACAGCTGTGGCTTCCGGGCACGGATTCTCACAATCCTTTACCGAACACGGCTATATCATCGGACTCGTATCTGTCCGCGCCGATTTAACCTATCAACAGGGCCTCAGAAAAATGTGGTCGCGTTCAACGCGCTACGACTTTTACTTCCCGGCTTTCGCGAACCTTGGTGAACAAGCTGTTCTCTCGCAGGAAATTTACTGTGATGGTTCCGCTACTGACGATGACGTCTTCGGTTATCAAGAGCGATGGGCTGAGTATCGTTATAATCCCTCAATGATCACTGGTCTCTTCCGTTCTACTG